TTTGGAACATTGATATAATCGCGAACCAAAGACATATTTTTATTAAAAAACCCACCCGGAGCGTTGCGGAACGACTCCATGTCGACCTTTTGGCCCTTTTCACGGTTCTTTTCAATCTTTGGAAGGCGTGTAGGAATCCAATGAGGATGATCTTCACCCTCAAATTCATCTGTTGCACCGCCCTTAGCAAAATTGTCGGCAACTAAACCAGCATAATGCTCACGGAAGTGAGGATTATCCGATGAATGAAAGGCGTGAGCGTGTGCCGCTAAAGCGCGCCAGAGGTCGTCCTCATGCCGATCATTCATAATAAACCTCAACGTCCGCGTGTGATCATATGATGAATGATCTCAAGAGCCTTGTGAAGGGCTGCATCCTTGCCGGGAGCCTGTGCAGCACCACCACGCTTCATTGTGGTGTAAGCTTCACCTGACTTTTCTAATTCTTGACGAGCTTTTTCAGCGCGGAAAAAATCAGCGGCAGAACCTTCTGGTCCGCTTGAATTGCCCACATTAAGTTTTGTCATAGGGCGTTCTTGGCCGGGCTGCATTGGACCCTGCATGCGTTGGATAAGAGCTTGGTTGTTGCTCTGAACTTCTGGGCCGCTCTTAAACAAGTTCGACAAGAAGCTTCCAGTCTGAGTAGGGGCAGCCGCAGGAGTGGCAGCGGCAGGCGCAGGACGGCTTGGCTGCGGTGCTTTGAGAACTTGCTTTGCTGTGCTGACAGCATTTGCTGGAGCGTCCATGCTGCTTGTGGCAGCCGATGGGCCAACTACTTTTCGGCCCCAAGTGTCAAAATCTTCACGCGGAACAGGATGCTCATCAGCATCATACACAGGCGCTTCACTGGCCGCAGCGGGAGCAGCAGGAGCAGGGGCTGGCGGGTTAGCATTCGGCCACGGAGGCGACTGAGTGCTTGCAGGCAAACCAAGGCTCTGAGTGAGCGTCTGATTCAAGCTCTGAGCATATGCACTGCGATCAACTGGACGTGGTGCAGGGAGATTTGGATATGGTTCTTCCATACCCTGAGCACGAGCTTGGTCATTAAGAACGCGCATTTCATTCAAACGGCGCTCTTCGTTATCCGCTGGGTTTCCTGTCTGTGCGACAGGCTGTGCAGGAATTGTTGCAGTCTGCGATGGCATGCTGCGTTCAACTTCGCCGGGAGCGGGAGGAGTTTCTCTAAACTCATCAATTTGAGGTGCTGGGGCCGCAGCTCTCACGTCCTGCATTTTGCGGAAAGACATGTCAGCGGAAGCCTTCTGAGCTGCCACATCCGGCGCATAACCCCTATCAATATAAAATTGCCTAAGGCGAGCAAGCGCATTGCCAGTCAGGCGGTCCTTGGTCATCGTGGAGAATGTAGCTGGCATTATTGCTGCCCTCCTTCAGGCGGCATGGGAGGCATTTGCGGTACGGAGAATGACTGCTCTTGCTGAGTGATGTCCTGCATTGCAGGCTGGATTAGCGGGTCAATCAGACCAGCACTCTCAGGGTGAACGGCGAGGTTCTGAGCAAGATCGACGAGCTGGATGCGTTCTTTAGAGGCGCGGTCAGCGGCCTTGCTGTGCAGCTCCTGCTCGGTGAACTCAGCGTCCGTCTGCGTCTTGAGCATCTTGACCTGCGCGTTGATCATATCAACTTGGCCCTTCATCTGGGCCGACTGAGCGCGGGTTTGGGCATCAAGCATTGAAGCCTGAGCCTTCATAGCATCAGACTGAGCTTTAGCCTGCTTCTCGATAAGTTCTGGCGGCGGGTTCTGTTGCGCATTCTGCGGCGCAAAGAACTGTTCTGGATTGCTCCAGCCAATCGCCTTCAGCGAAGCCGTGTCGATAGCAATCGGATCATACATGCCCGGAGATGCGCTCTGGAGCTGCTTGAGGGCCATCATCTTCATGAGGCGCTGGGTATGGCTTGCCGTATTGGGATCGGCCTGTGGGACCAGCTCACAGTCTTCCAGAGCCTGTAGGAATATCTGCTCCGACCACGGATAGCTTGGCTTGTTCTTTTTCTGCCAGAAGCTGTCTGGGTTTTCCTTAAACGTGCGGGCCAGAAGCTGGAACTCTTCGGCCTGAGCCGAGTGCATACGCTTATGGACTGCGTTCAAAATCTTTGTGGCCTGCTCGATCATTGCAAGCGTGGTGCCGACCGGAGCGTCAGCCCGGCCTTCGCCAACTTGCTGTTCGCTTGTGCCACCGACTCGCATGCCCGTCTGAGCCATGTTCTCGGTCAGGGTCATCAGGCCGCTACCAACGTCCTTATAGGGCAGGGGCATGATAGCCTGATTAAGAGGCATTCCGCCTGTCTTCACAAGCTGACCGCCGCCGGGAGGAATGCGGAAGATGTTGGTGTTCTGTCGAGCGCCTGTGTCGGCCACAAGGAAGCCGGGGAAGTTGGCATACATGCCAGCGTCCAGCATCTCGCGCCATGCAGCCGTCAGAGCGTTTGTGGTGTTGCCGAGGATGTGCAGGAGGCCAAGGTCATAAAAGCCCATGCCCGGCACAAAGGTGTACTTCACGAAGTTCTGGCGGCTTTCAGGAAGATCAGCGGTATCTTCGTCATAGTTGCGAACAATCGACAAGATTTCCTTGGTCGATTTATCAATCGTTACGCGATACGGAATTTCGAGGCCGCTCTCTTTGCCCTTGTACTTGTGCTCGTAGCCACTGATGTCGAGTTCGCAATAGCACTCGTAAATCTCACGGTCACGGTCATTTGGGTTTGTCGCATCATCCGAGATACCCTGCTGGGCATTCTTCTCGCGCTGAACCGAATCAAGGTCAGGCGACTGAGGCGTGGATAGGTCAATGTCCTTATAGACACCTAGAATTTGCAGGCGCTTAACCGTCGAGGGGCGCATCATAACGCGGTGCGTTATACGCTTGGCATTACGCAGGTCTGTCGCGCTGTTGTTGACGACCAGATCGTCGGCGTCCACGCTCTCAGAGACTGGGCGATTTCGTAACGGACAATAATAGACCTTCTTGAACGCCGTACCGCCAAAACCCAACATCAGGAGCATGCGGTCGGTGTCTGGGTAATACTCAGAAGCCACCGCCGTCAGATAGTGGTTGAGGTCTTTCTCAAGCGCGTCAGCCAGTTGATCCTGCTCAAGCGGCGAGGCAATGGCGTCATTGCGAACTTTTACTGGACCATCAGTCGGCAAAAGCTCAGACCTAGCATTGGCTTGGAAGCGCAACACGGCCTCAAGAAGCAACGGATGGCGTACCTTGCTCATGCCCTCGATGGGAGCGCCGTCAGTAGCTCCCTGAAGGCCGGGGATCTCAATCTTCAGGCCGAGCAGTTTGATGCCCTGTGCGCGGTTGTCAACCCACTCGCGGCGGCTCTCAAGGTCATCCTCGATGCCGCTCATCAGCTCATGGGAAATACGGGTCAGCTCGCCAGCGTCGATGTCATCAACGAGGTTGCGAAACCATTCACGGGTGCTCTCAACGTCCGATTCGCCGCCATTGTCCAATGACTTACCGTCGAGCGAGATCGTGATAGAGCCGTCCGGGTGTTCAATCTTGAGGATGTTGCCATTGTCATCGGTCTCGGGGGCATCGCCACCCATATCAACCGTGACTTCCGAATCATCCGCTCCATCAATCTGAGGAGCATCAGGTTGAAGCAGCCGCAGATTGTGCGGAAAGAGACCCGGAGCTGGCATGCTTTAACCCTCTTGAGCTGGCAGCTGTTCCATTTCATCGACGAAACGGCGAATGCCTTCTTGAGCGGCCAGAGTATCATTCTTAGCCTGAATTTCATAGAGACGGACGTAATCGTAAGGTTCGATGCCCCAAACCTCGACTTTGAAGTTGCCGAGAGCCAACGGAGAGGCTGGCTTGATAACGTCAACGATGGCATTTGCCAGAATGCGGGCCATGACTGTCCTCAAATAGAAAAAGGCCGTTAGGTGGTTGTGGAAGCCCCCTCGGTCTAGCCTGCACCGAGCGACCAGCCCTTCCCCGCCACGGTCCAACAGCGGTGTAACTACTATAGCATAAAACAAAATAAAAAACCGCCGGAGAGAACCCCGGCGGCAAGTCAAGTTTCGTCTTGAACCCCTAAGCTAAACAACCCTTCAGCTTAGAAGCAAAGACTAGCCCACATGAGTGAGCTACTCAAGCCCCATCACGGGTCAGGCGGCGGTGGAACTGGCATCCAGTGAGTTGGATACACATCAAACTCGTCCTCGAACCAGCCGTGATCCGCTGCATTCCAGTGAACGAGGGCCACACAGGGCCAATCGCCCTCCCACCAGAAGGCAATGATCTCGGAACCATCTTTAGGCGCAGACTGAATTGAGTTCCATTCCATGACACACCTCGATGTTAGTCTATTGCCCTCAAATCGGCAGTAGAAGGTGTTTTGATACTCATGCTAAGCTTACGCATCATCGTGAAGGTCAGTTCCTTCGCCGTCTGATCCTTGGCTGCCTCGGCAAACCGAGCTAGATAAACAAAGGCAATCGCACGTTGAGACACGAAATCATCAAAGACCGTGGGATCAAGCTCGTCAGAGTAGGCTCCATCTTCATATTCGCCATCGTCATCACTCATGTTAGCCTCCTTTGGGCTTTTCACGGTAAAATGCTTTGTGCCTGTCTGCTTCCAACTGAGCTATCCGGTCCTCATATTGCAATATCACCAGATTTAGGGCGATCAGCTCTTCTGCCATCTTAAATTCTGCCCAGCTCCCGCTCCATTTGACGCGAAATTCGTTCACCAGCTCCTCAATGAGCCTCTCCTGAGGATGAAGACCAGCCATCAGCCATAACGCTCCTGCAATTGTTCCATGCTGATGTGACGATACTCTATGATGTGGCCATTCTGAACACACATCTCCACAATCCCGTAGGACCAACCAGTCGTTGCAGTGCCTGCGTACTTGGCGATGTAGCCGTTTGGCATCGAGGAACCCAAATTCATGATTTCAATAGAGTTATTGATGCCGATTTTCGGTGTTTTGCGGAATGTGGATCGGTGTGTATGGCCGAAAACGATGCTGTGGGTGGCGTGATTGGCGATGGCATTCTCTGAATTTTGGCCGCCGTAGGGTTTTCCCATGATATTCATTGGCACATGGATGAAACCAACGCCATCAATCATAAGCCATTGCCCGTATTGATGAATCCGCCAACGATAACGGCCTGCCATATCGATAAATTGAGCCCAAAGAGTTCCAACAGTTTCGGGATTTTTGTTCTCAAATCGTTGGATTCGCTCCTCGTGGTTCCCGGCAGTCATGTCCATCGGGATGTCGAGCTGATGAATCTGGTTGAAGAACTCAGCCATAGCCTCTTCGCAACTATCCAGATCGTTTTTAAAGGACGGTCGAAGCGAGTGGCCGAGCGATCCGCGCTCTTCATGCGTTGACATGCTATCCCACGAGGCAAAGTCACCGATGTGGACAATACGATCCGGCTTCATCGTGGCTGCATGCTTGCCCATCCATCGGAAGCGATCTTTATCAAGCGTTGGGCTGTCGTGGCTGTCGCCAATGGCAAGGATTGTAAATGGCTTTGATCGACCGGGGATCACGCGAGGCTTGTTAAATTGCACTGACTGAGCTGCTGCCAGCTTTAACAGGCGGTTCTCTTCCTCAAGAAGTTGAACCTTTTGATAGTTAGGAGAAACTCTGAGCGAACGGTTCTTGTTAATTGCAGTTCTAAGTGTGCTTTCAGCACGGCCAATCATATATGCGGCTCTCGTAAGATTCCCTGTCTTAAGAACAAGAGCCTGTAACTCTGCCGGAGAAAGTACCATGGTTAAACATCCTGCCGCCGCTGTGGATAACTTAACACATGTTGTATGACAAATAAACGTCAATCATTTGATTGACAGATATAACCCTATGTTTGAGAAGGCATATCCGGCGTAGACGATTGCCATGCTGTGATTGCGAGCGACAAAGAACTGCTCTGCCGCAACGTAAGCGTAGATCAATCCCGTGATGATTATGAGGTGGCCGCTCATCTGACACCCAACGGGAGAACTGGCTTACACTGGCACGGCCATTCCATTAAGACAGACCAGTTCCCGTGGTGAGTTCCTAACAGTCCCGGATGAGGCAGCCACCCGAGAGTAACTGCCGCATTGCAGGCATGTAGTGGCATGTATCGAAAGATGGATGTCATAGATCAAATGCCATGATCCATATGGCTACCAGTATCGCCATGAAGATTGGAGTGATCGCCGGATTATCGGGCATGGAGATCATCGAAAAATTCAATGTATTCCCGCAGCTCTCTTGATCGAGCCGGGTGTTTCATCTTGCGTATGGCCTTAGCTTCCATTTGCCGGACGCGCTCTCGTCCTACATTCAGCTCAGCTCCTACTTCATCCAAAGTTAGAGGAACGCCTGATGTAATGCCGAACCGCTTATCCAAAAGCCGCTGCTCACGAGGCGTAAGAGCTTCCAACATGACCCGCCGGATAGTCGGGGCAAAGTCATCCAACATCTTGCGATCATCCACTGGCAGCGCGTCCTTGCGGAGGCTGGTGGAGATTTGCATCAGGTCTGCCTTCTCTACCTCGGCAATGTACTTGTTGCGCTCCAAGGGCGCACCACGCCGTTCTGGCGGGTATATGTAATCAGGGAGAACTTGCAGGGCATTTGCCAGCTTAACGATTGATCCATTGATGTTCCCACGTTTTCTATAAAACGGGGATTTAAACGAAATGATTTTATGAACCTCTTGGTAATTCAGTTTATGCGCCTTGCAAAAAGCTACAGGGCTTTCATAGCCAAGTTCTTCCATGCGCTTGAGAACTGCGTTGTTTCTGACTTTGATTTCTAGTCTGTATTCTTTCATTGTAGTCCCCTAAGTATATCACTAAGTGTTATAGTTGGATAAAGTTAAGCTTTTAATGCTTCTTGAATATATGCCGCTGCATTGGCCTTATAGTCCTGTTCAGCAAGGGCCTGTTCTCTAGCCCACTCACAGTCCCAATCTCCGTAAACGCGGGCTACATCGGGCCGCAGACTATTCTGCCAATCCCAGATAGCTTTGAAGCCAACAATGTTGGTGAACCCATTGTCTTGAACAGTAACCGTCTTCGCCCACTCGACTAACGGATCAATCGCATAAGCGCCACGCGGGTTGCGATAGGTCTCTGGCAGGGGTTTTATAGGAACGTGATAGACAACCTCAGTCACCTCACGGAACCGATCAATCCCGCCACTCCCAAACTTGGCAAACTTTAAAGCGTCCTGCTGGGTCCAAACCTCATGCTCGACCACTTCAAAATCCCAGCCAACTCCATAAACGGTAGCATAGGGTTTTGTCCATTCTACAGGGAGAAACTGGCTCGCTGATGCAACCGCTGATGTGAAGACTATGCCACTGATGAAGAATCGGCGCGTAATCATGATTATTCCCCTTTATAATTTAGTCATCCGCCCAAAAGTTATGTTTGATTCAGCGCGAATATCTTGATTGCGCCAAGTCCAACACTCACCATCTTCCTGAAAACAAACCCATAATAGATCGTGTTCCGCTCCGTAGTCTATCAAAAAATGAGCCAATGCTTTCCCTTTTGGGGTCACGAGGGGCAATGGTGGGTCGAGTTGTAGCATCATCTTTAAATACCTTCTCTATGTCTCGGCAGGCGGCAGCGCCCATGATAAATCCAAACAAGCCAACCATCGTGAGGAAGATGGTGTCCGTCATGCTAGTTCCCATCTTTCTTCTCCGGTATCTTTAACTCTGCTGCCTGCATCATCTTTGCCATTTGATAGGCTATGGTACCATCCAATCGGAAGAATATGCGCTTCCCTTCTTTGTCCACTGTGATGCGGGCAGCCATCATGAGCCACTCTGCCAACTGCTCAACATCTTTTGGCTTGTAGGCCATCAACATGTCCATTGGCGTTCCAAATTGTTCCGTGAACCTTTTGCGGGCTTCTTCAAAATCATTCACCTTTTTCTCTCCATAATACGATGCGGGCCTCGTGAACGAGCTTGGGGTCCATGTTCTCCATCCATTCAATCATGGATTCCATGTTTTCAATATATTCGAGTGCTTTCGCCCAAAGTTCAGAATAACTTCCACCAGAGCTTGCCCGATCACGAATTTCTTTAACTAGATCAGTCATCTTTCTTCTCCCCATTCCAACCCAGTTCTGTCATCTTGAGATACATAAGTTGAGATCGTTCCGTAACATCCAACATGCCATTCCCATTGGTCTATGGGTTCAACGAGGTCCGTTTTTTCTAACCAAGCAACAAAGTCGTACGGGCTAAAGCTATATCTTTCGCGGGCCTTTGGATTGGCTTTAAGATATTCTTCTTGAACCTTCTCAGTGTCGATCTCAACGAGCGCCCTGTAAGAAGCAATAACACCAAAATCAGAATACTCGCCTGATGTAACACGGAACTCCGTTCCCGCTGGGATTGGCATCATTTTAGATTCAGTCATCTTTCTTCTCCCCTAGTGCGGCGCGGGTTTTACGCGCAAAAGCTCGCAAATAAGTCACCTCATCCTGTAGTTCTTCAATGCGGTCGGCGGCTTCAATTTCAAGGTCAGATGCTCTTTTTGAGCTATAATCCCACGTCATTTGTTTTTTGGCATCTTCGCGCAGCCGCTTCACAAGATCGTCGGTCACAGCCCTTCTCCCTTTAGCGTTTCTGGAATTTCCATCCAGCATATCAGCGGAGCTTTTAGCCTTCTGTCGGAATACGGGTCAGTCCAGCATGGCTCAACAAAATCACCAGACTTGCTCCAATAAACAATCGTAGGGGCCAAAGTCCTCTGTTCTTGCTCAGGTGTTAAGTTAATGTAGGCAAGAATGAGTTTGCCATTTTCTTTTGGTGCAGTTTCGGCGGGTTGCCACTTCATATGATCAATCCTGTATCTTTGACTGGTTCCCAACCAAGCGCACGACGAGCAGCACGGCGCGATGCTTGCTCTTCGTTCTGCGTAGCGATCATCGTCAAGGTCGCATGGAACAACTTAGCGTCTACCATCACTTGTTTGAGGTCACGCTCCATGCCCGCAAGAGCTTCTGCCAGCGCACGAAGGTCATCCTTCTTCACAGGGAACGTGGACCACGGGTCGTTGTCGAGCGCGTCAAGGTCAATCATCAAAAATCTCCTTTCCAAAGGTCAATCAACGTACGCCACACTAGTACAGTGAAGATGACCATTGATGCGAGAAGCATTAAAGAAACCCAGATAACCAAAGCGGTCAGGATTAGTTCGCTCATTTCCGCGCCTCCATCATGGCATCGGCACATTCATTCGCAAACTTTATCCAGTTTGTTGGCTCGCCATTCGTTCGCCCAGCTAATGCGCCATTGAGCGCCGCCATCGCGAACTGGTCGCGCAAGTCGGGCTTCCCGTTAAGGTCAATCTGTAGGCGAAGGACAATGCCGCACAGTTCATGAACCGTCTGCTTCATATGTTGTAATTCATCGTCAGTCATATTGATCACCTATTGATGCTGGAGAGTTTGCAAGTGATGTTGCCCTCGACAACCTTCCCGTTGTCATGGCGCGTGACCGAGTAGCCTCGGCCAGTATCGAAGTCGATTGCCATCGTCATCGTGCCAGCATTGCCGACATGCGTGATGATGCCGAGGTTTCCGTCCTTCTTGGTGAACATCGGATACGGGCCATCATTGTCGTAGGTAATGAACCCTTCGCCATTATTGACGATGTATTTGATCTTGGTTCCCTTCTGGGTCAGGCAATCGCCTGTGGCCCAAGTGTCTGCCAAGGCAGGCGAAGCCAACAAAATAGAACCAGCTAAGATTAGATTTCTCATGACAATGCCCCCCTTTAGAGCATCACCATGTTTAGCACAACCTTTACACCGAGTAAAGGGGTGGTGGTGCAGAACCTTTGAAAGTCATCTGATCTTCGACATCCGCAGTAAACTCTGGGCCACGGATGATGATGCCTGTCTGACGCAGGTGAGATAGGGCCATCGAGACTGTATCCACCAAGTCGTCATGCTTACCCTTGGGGAAGGTAGCTACCTGCCCGATCACCATGTCGGCCCACTGCCTGTCCGGGGCGTAGATCAACCCTTCAGCAAATAGGTGCTGGATTGCATACAAACGCGAGAGCTTATCAATCCCTTTCGGATCAACGAGCTGAACACCCCAGTCCTCATGATTGAACAGGCGTCTCATTTCCTGTGCCACCGAGTGCCCGGCGGCCTTGTTCTCGACCAGCAGCTTATCAACCTTGAAGTCCTTCATGGTCTTGCCGACCTTCTCGACCAGCTCATGAAGCTCCAGCTTGAGCTGCCAAGCGAACATCATGATGACCTTCGGGTGCTCTTCGGTGTATTTGCGCTGGATGGCGCTGATGATGTCGCCGTCCTTATTGATGACTTTTGTAGCTACAGCCTTCTGATCGCCGCCTGAGAAGATGCCCCAGACTGTCATGGCTGAAAAGTCGCCCTCGGCTTTGGTCGTGTAGGCTGTGTCGAGGCTGGCGACGACATACTCCAGAGGCGGGAAGGCTTCTCGCTCCCATAGCTGCCACCACTCACGCTTGACGACACCACCGCCACGAGGCTCAGGGGACTGCTGGAACTGCCCGGCGGTCGCATAAGGCCCCATGACGTTCTCGTCACGTTCGACGACATCGAGGGGGAACCGCTCGGGGAACAAAAGCTCACCCTCGTCCTCTCTCGGGTCTTCAAAGCCTAGCTTGGTCGGCATGGCGCGGCTGGGGTCATACCGCATCGGTAGCATGATGTGATCGTAGCCGAGATTCTTGTCGAGGATGATGCCGCTGATGTCCTGCTCGTGCAGGCGCTGCATGATGACGACAATGGCTGACTTGATCGGACTATTGAGACGGGTCGGGATAGCTTCAAGGAAGGTCGCCACCTCGGCCTCGCGCTGGGTCTCGGACATGGCCGAACTCACGCTGTGGGGATCGTCGATCAGCACCCGGTCGCCACGGATACCCGTCAGGCTGGTCATGGCTGTTGCGATACGGAACCCGCCAGCGGAATTGGTGAAATTTAGCTTTTCGTTCTGGTCCTTCGACATCTGAACGCGGTCACCCCACCGGGCTTGATACCAGTCCGACAGGATCATCTGGCGCATGCGGCGGCTATCACGGGCCGATAGGTTCTCGACCTTATGAGCGGCGCAGACGTAGCGCAGGTG